ACCAAGAGGGTAAGTTGGCGTGCATTACTCTTACCTTAGTTACTAAGTTCTTAGCAGTATCTTGTTTAGTAGCGATTACCAATATGTTCTTATCTTGATGAAATGTCATCATCCAAAGAGAGTAACCAGCAGTCAATGTAGACAATCCTAACTGACGAGCTTTTAGTATAACATTGAATCTATGTTCTTCAAACACCTTTAGTGATTTTTCTTGATATGGAAAAAGATGAAATGGTACTTTACCTTTCATCGGATGTTGTACCACACAATACTTTTTCATAAAGTATGCTGGGTCTTGAGCACATTTTATGTATTCTTTTTTAATTACTTCTTTTAGTACTTTAGGTTTCATTATATTTTTCCTAAGATAAATCCTATTCCTAACCAAAGATATTGATTCTCATACCATTTCTTTTCAACTAAATCTATCATCTTTTCGTTAGCTTCATCTCTCGACTTTAGTAAATCGATTTGTTTTCTTTGGGCAAGTAATACTAATGTATCTAATTTTGCCTGTTCTTCTAATTTCATAATAACAGAATCAGATTTAGCAATAGTAATCTTCTGAAATTCTATCAATGTGTTAGCTTTAGCAAGTTTGTCTTCCCATTGTGCATCTCTTTGTTTTATCATTTCTAATGCTTGTTCTTCTGTAAATGTTGTTTGTCCATCTACCATCGATAAAACAAAAAATGATATCAAAAAGTATTTTAGTATTTTCATAGCTAGTCTCATTTACTTTTAGCAAACTTTCTAAGAAACTCTTCGGCTGATTCTACTTCATCGTTGTCGTAAGCCTCTTGCATCTTTTCGGTTTTCTTTTTAGATATGGTAAGTTTTCTTTTTAGATTACCTACCTCTTTCTTTGAAGCAGTTTTAGCTTCTTCTAATTCTTTGATTTGTTTTTCAACTTTCTTTTCTTCTTTCTTATTTTCTTTTATGACTTTTTTTAGTTCCTGCACTTTTTTATTTTTAGCAGCTCCAGCAGCAAACAAACCACCTACAAGTCCTAAGAACCCAAGTATTATCTTCCATAACTTCATTACTCTTTCTCCAATTGTTCTAATTGTTCTTTTAGTTTTATTATAGCTTCTTCAGCTTCAGCAACCATCTTTTCAGTTCCACCTTCCCACTTTTCTTTTTCTAATTCAGGATAGTTTACACCTACATTGTTCAACCACTCTGGCGCTTTCATAGTTTTGAATTCTTCTAATTGTTGTAAGTTGTCTTTGATGATAGCTATCTTATTCTTTTTCATCTTCTCATTAGCCCAATCATCAAACTTACCTTCTAACTTCAGTTTATGCTCTATCTCTACCTGACAATCAAAACAATGCTGAAATAGATTCCACATCTTATTGTCTAACCTTTTCTTCATAACTTTATCACATTTAGGACAAAACAATGGCATTCTAACATCTTTCATTATTTCTGTCATCTTAGGAATAACATCACCTTTTGGTTTTTGTTTTCCTTCATAACCTACTTGAACATAATTCTTTACATGCTCTCTTCCAGCCAAAGCATCTTTTAGTGCTTCGTTTTGTCTTTCTGATTCTTTACTATATCCTGCCATAACCTACTCCTATACGAATTTCAACATACCTAAGATTTGATTTGCTGGAGCAAAAGCACCAGTATACTTATAAACCTTTCCTTTGAAAACAAATGTAATTCCTTCCGTTGGAACTACAGCCTTCAATCCACCTATAGCATTTAATCTATCCAATTGAGTTTTCAATGTGTTTAACACCTTTGGGTCTTTTGATTTTCTAACCTTATCTATCGCCTTTTTCAAATCCTTTCGAATTGTCTGAGCCGCTTTAGTCGGATTAGCTGCTATAAAGTTTTGTAAGTTAGAAAGTATTTCAGCACCTAATTCGAAGAATAGTACTTCCCAATCTCTTATATGTTGTTTTTGTAACTTAGCATGATCCATCTTATCGGTGGACAATACCCAATCTAAAAATTTTGGATAATCTTTCAAATCATTTTTTATCTGTGGTATCTTATAAGACTTATCAAAGAATGCCCATCTCTTTGTTAGGTTCATTAGAACATCATTTGATGGGTTTGGATAGTCTGTATTTTTAGCACCATTATAAATGTACTCCATCCAATATGCTTGATGATAATCAGAAAGAGTTGCGTTATCCGTTAGTTTGTAAACATTCTGTAACTTTTGTAGTTTACCTAAAAAGTAACTCTGTTTTTGTGAAAAGTTTTTTACCTGTGGCAATTGAGTTATGAATGGTTTAGTTATACTATAAGTCTTCTGTATGTTTTGATTTATCTGTTTTATCATACCTGCTAACATTCTAGCACTTCCCCTGTCCTCTCCAATTGGTGAACCAGCAGAATTGTATTCGATTGTTCCGTGAAATTGTAATAACGATTTATCATAAGGTATGACATTTGAAGTTGCTGGGTATATTACTTCCAAAGACATAAACTTCTTACCCTCAGCAAATACTTTGTCTTTTTGTTTTTTACTCAATCCCTTTAGTGCTTTTTGTAAATCTGTCATAGCATATACAAATGCTTTTTCAATATCTCCTCTACCAGAGAACATATTTCTTATACCACCAATATCTAAAGCATTAGCACCAAAATTCTTTATGTGTCCTTTGTTTCTAGCTGCAACTAATTTTCCATTTTTCCAACTAATCATAATATTCTGTCCATCTGTCTTTTCCGTAACAGGACCTTCTTTATCAAGATTACCTTGGAGTGTATTTATAATTAGTGTTTTAAAATCTGAAAATGTTAAATTTTTATCATCAAATGGATGGTTGAGATGTCCATATGCACCACCCTCTAATAGTAACTCTTTCTTCCACCAATCCTTAGAGAATGTCTCTACCACTTGAAACTCATTTGGTAAATACTCCGTCGCATTAGCACCAGCAGCAAATAAACTACCTATAATATTATCTATAGCTGCGCTGGTTCCCATCCAACTAACAACTTCCCAGCCTAATGGTTCTATAACCTCACCCATCCACTTCTTATATTTCTCTACAGCTGCATTAGAACCCTTCGCTTGTCCATGATCTAAATAAGTTAGTGGTACAGATTTATAAGCATCCTTTATAGAGTTCTTAGCACCATCTCTTATTATATAATCCATTACCGCCCAACCAGCATCTGAGTATATAGATTCTATCCATTCAGTAGAAACCTTTACATATTCAGAATAGTCTTTGTGGAATGTTGAAGGACCATCGTCTAAGTTTCCATTTACAGTAGTACTAGCTTCAATCAAAAATTCTTTTATCAAGTCATCTGATAATGTATATGTTTCAAATAATTTTTTGAACTTATTAGTCATCATATTATAGATACCTTTATCATAGTATCCAAATACCTTTTTGAAAGTCTTTTGTTTTTCACTATCATCATACTTTGGATTTCCTAACAAATCTCTCATCTGTGTACCACTCATACTTCCTTGTTGTGGTGCTGTGAGGAAATACCCATGCTCTTCGAATCCTTTTATATTACCCTTACTCTTTTTATAATCTTGATAGTAAGATAGTCCACCACTCTTCTTTTTTCCACTTCCTAATCTACCAGCATCCTTTGCTCCAAATGCGTATACGACTGCTGTAGTATCAGGATTGAATTTTTTCAAAAGGTTTTCAGCAACATATGGTGTTCTTTCTTGTACGATTCTATTTTTTGGAATACCCATTTTTACCATATGTCTTACTTTTTCTTTGAAGTCCATTGGATGTCTTGGTGGTTGTTTGATGTTAGATGTTGTTATGTAAGCCTCATCTACTTGTTTAGACAACCATTTATATGTTGCTAGATGTCCACTATGAAATGGTTGAAACCTACCACCGAATACACCGATGGTTTTTTTGATGTTTTTATTTTCATTTACTTTATCGTAACCACTACCATAAGGAACTGAAGAGTTACCTTTCTTCTTCATCTTATTTATACTTTTACGACTTGGTGATGGTAACATACCAGCAGGTGCTCCAAACTCTTCGTTTTTAGCTTTTGTTTTCTTCTTCATCTTATTGATGTATGCACGATAGACTGCAGCTTGTGAAGCCTTACCCATCTCCCTAGCTCTCTGTTCCATAGCGACAGCAGCTTGTATCTTATGTGCATGTGA